CTCCTCGTCGCCTCCGGCGTCGGCACGTTCTCCGGCGCCGGCGCGAACATCTTCCGCGGAGCTCTGGCGAAGCTGCCGACGGACGGCGGACCCTACCTGCACCTGCGCGAGACGGGCGGCACCGCGCCGCGCAAAACGCACAACGAAGTCAATCCGCCGGCGAACCAACGGCCGGCGATGCAGATCACAGCACGCTCGACGTCGTATACTGCCGCCGACGTCATGATTCAGGCGGCCTATCTAACGCTCAACATCAGGAACAGGAACCTCGCGCCGTGAGCGCCAGCAGCAGCAGCAGTAGCAGTACTCATCTCGACATCTTCAACGCACCAACGAGGAGCGAGTCATGGGTAATGCTATTTCGGCACAGGGAACAATCATCGAACGCGACCCGCTCGGCGTTGGCGCGTTTGCTGCGATCGCCGAGCTCCGCGACATCAGCGGGCCGGCACTCTCGAGGAATCCGATCGAGACGACAAACCACAACGACCCCGACGAGAATTTCGTCGTCGGCATCCGTCGTTACGGTGAGGTCACGTTCACGATCGGCTACATCCCGACGAACGCCAGCCACGATCAGGGGACCGGCCTCATCAACTCCTGGCAGAACGGCGATCGCGACGTGTTCCGGATCACGTATCCGGACGGCACGGAGTGGGTATTCTCCGGCTTCATCAGCAACTTCGCGGTCAGCGCACCTGTCGATGACGGCCTCACCGCCGACGTCTCGATCCGCACGACCGGCGGCATGATTTTCAACTAACCTGAGCTCAGCTCGAGCTCGCCAACAGCAGCAGCAGGAGGAGTACGATGCACGACGAAGAAAGCACCGCCGCAGCGATCGAGGACCAGGACCAGGACCAGGCAGCGCCGGCGCCGGCACACACGGCGCCGGTGCTGTCCGATCCGTCCGGCCTCCTCACCGCCGACGAGATCCTCGCCGGCGCCGACGTCACGAGGCTCGAGTCCGTCGAGGTCGAGGTCGGCGAATGGACGCCAGGATGGACAAAGGAAAACCTGGTCGAGGCGCGCAAAGTCCGCATCCGCGTCATGACTGGTGACGAGGCAATGGCATTCGCCGCGGCTCAGCAGGACCAGGCGAAAAAGGACACGCTGATGCGCCTCGTCTGCACCTGCGCCGTCAACGAGCTCAACGCGCCGATCTTCACCGAACAGCAGCTCGGCCAGATCGGCGCTCTGTCGTTCGGCGTCCTGCAGCGGCTGCAGAATGCAGCGCTGATTCTCAACGGCTTCGCCGAGGAGGACGATGCGCAGACCGCGGCAAAAAACGGCTGAGGCGGCAGCCGGCGAAGCGATTCGCCTACCGGCTCGCCGCTCATCTCGGATACGCCAGCACGCGCCGCATGATGCGCGAGATGTCGGTGCACGAGTTCCGCGAGTGGCGCGCGTTCTACGACCTCGAGCCGTTCGGCGAGGAGCGCCAGGACCTGCGCATCGGCTCCGTCGTCTCGACGCTGGTGAACATCTACCGCAAGCGCGGAAAGCCGGCAGTGTCGATCCGTGACGGTACGATCAAGGTCGGCGAGCAGATCGCGCCGAAGCCGAAGAAGTGGCAGACGCTCAAGGCGATCGGGGCGGCGATCGCCGGTAAGTTCGGCAGATGAATAAACGCAACACGTAGCATCCGACGGAGGGCGGCCAGGACACGGGAGCTGTCATGGCCGTCGACATCGGAACGCTAAAGGGCCTACTGGTCCTCGACGACCAGTTCAGCTCAAAGCTCGATGTCGCCGCCGGCAAGCTGCAGCAGACTAGTAAGAAGTGGGACAAGATCGGCCAACAGCTCACCGCTGTCGGCGGATCGCTGACGCGCAACGTCACGCTGCCGCTCGTTGCTGCTGGCGGCGCAGCGCTCGTCCTGAGCACGAAGTTCGAGACGAGCCTGACGAAGATCGAAACGCTCGTCGGCATCGCCGGCGACGAGGTCGCCGCGTTCCGCGACAACATCCTCGAGCTGTCCGGCGAAACCGCGAAGGCACCGCAGGAGCTCGCCGACGCGCTGTTCGTCGTCACGTCCGCCGGCGCTCGAGGCACGACGGCGCTCGAGATCCTCGAGCGCGCCGCGAAGGCCTCGGCCGTAGGCCTCGGCGATACGACGGACATCGCGCGCGCCGTCACGTCGGCGATCACCGCGTACGGCGAGGAGAATCTGTCAGCCTCGAGGGCGACGGACATCCTCGTCGCGACGGTGCGCGAGGGCAACCTCGAGGCCGGTGAGCTCGCCGGCAGCCTCGGCCGCGTCATCGGCATCGCCTCGCAGGTCGGCGTCAGCTTCGAGCAGGTCGGCGGCTTCGTCGCGACGTTCACGCGCCTCGGCGTCAACGCGGAGGAGGCGGTCACGTCGCTCCGCGGTGTGCTGGCTGCGGCGATCGCTCCGACCGAAGGCGCCGCGAAGGGCCTCGAGGCGATGGGTACGTCGGCCGAGGAGCTCCGCCGCAAAATCAAGGAGGACGGCCTCGACGCTGCGCTGCGCGACCTGGTCGAACGTGCCGGCGATAACACGTCAGCGCTGCAGGCGGTGATCCCGAATATCCGCGCGCTGTCCGGCGTCCTCGGCACCGCCGGCGCGCAGGGCGAGCAGTTCGCGAGGATCAACGAGAACATCGCGAACAGCCTCGGCATCCTCGACGAGGCGTTCGGCCGGACGACGGAGACAAAGGGATTCAAGTTTCAGCAATTCCTGGCGGAGCTGCAGGCCGTCGGCATCCGCCTCGGCGACGCGCTCGCGCCGGCCTTCATGCAACTCCTCGACGCCGGCACGCGCGTCATCGTCTGGCTCGCGAAGGCGCTCGAGCTGTTCACGGCGCTGCCGACGCCGGTGCAGTCGTTCGCGCTCGCGCTCGGCCTGGTCGCGATCGCGCTCGGTCCGATCCTGCTCATCGGCGGCCAGCTCGCGCTGACCTATGCGGCGCTGACTGGTGGCATGGCGGCCCTGACCGCGGCGACCGCGGCGAATACTGCCGTCACCGTCACGAACACGACGGCGCAAAGGGCGCAGGGCGTCGCGATGCTCACCAGCGGCAGCAAGCTCGGCAAGCTGATCAATCTGATGCCGGACTTCCTGACGAAAACGAAGCAGGCGCGCGACGCGCAGGGCCGGTTTACGACCGGCTTCAAGGTGTTCGACTCGAGCATCCTGAAAACGCAGTTCACTCTCAAAAGTCTCGTCACGACGATCGGCACCGGCCTCAAGGCCGCGCTGATCGCGACCGCGACGGCGATCAAAACCGGCGTCATCGCCGCCTTCGTCGCGCTCAAGGCCGCCGCGATCGCGGCGTTCACTGTCATCGCAGCGCATCCGTTCATCGCGCTCCTGGTGGTACTCGCGGCCGTCACAGCGTGGGGCCTCCGCGAGGGCGGTTTCATCTTCAACGCCTTCGTCGAGAGCGCGGCGGACGGCGCCGGCTCGATCAAAGAGCTCCGCGGCGAGTGGGACAAGCTCGGCACGACGATGGCCGAGCGGCGGAAGTCGGTCCAGCTCCTGACGGAGGCAAACGCGGAGCTGTCGAAACAGGTCGCCGCCGGCGTCGAGGGCGCCGCTGAGGCGCAGGCGATCCTCCGCGAGCAGGTCGCGCTCGGCGAGCCGGCCGAGATCGCGCTCAGCAAGATCACAGCGGCGACGAACGACGGCACCGCGGCATCGGAGCAACTCAAAGCCGCAGTGATCGCAGGCTCGACGGCGATCAATGCTGCAGCTCGAGCGCAGGCGGAGCTCAACGCAGAACGCGAGGCCGCGGCGGCCTCGGCTGCTGAGCTCGAGGCGAACGAAAAGAAACTCGCCGACGCGCTCGACGCCTTCGGCTTCGGCACGGCCGACGCGCTGACGGAGCTCGATCAGCTCGACACGCTGATCACCGATAGCAAGGTGCCGACGGACCTGCTCGCGGCTGCGGTCCTCGAGATCCGAGATAGGTATGCCGACCTCGCCGAGATGTCGCCGGAGGTCGCGGCGCGACTGCAGGAGATCACGGACAAGATGGACCCGCAGGCGCTGGCTGCCGCGGAGATGGCCGCGGCGCTCGACCGCCTCAACCTGGTCACGTTCGATTCGTTCGACCAGGAGATCGAGGATCTCGCGCTCGCGATCACGAACGCCGAGATCCCGCCGGAGCAACTGCAGGCTGCGATCGACGACCTCGAGAGCCGGATCGAGGCTGCGGACTTCGACCCGGATGAGATGGGCCTGACCGACATCGAGGAGGGGTTTCAGAAAGCCCGACTCGGCGCCGAAGGCTTCACCGGCGTCCTGCCGCTCGCGACGAACGCGGTCAACATCTTCACCGGCGCCGCCGGCAAGCTGCCGGACGTCCTCGAGACAGATCCGCTCAAGATCTTCGCCGATACCCTCGACGAGCTCGGCGTCAAAACCGTTCCGGAGGCGACGAAATCGCTGACGATGATCGGCCGCGCGATCGAGGCCGGCCAGGTCCCGACATCCGAGCTCGACCGCATCGTGCAGGAGCTCGATGAGAAATACGGCGAGCTGGCGAAGGACGAGCCGGCTGTCACGGCCGCGCTCGACAGGATCACCGAAGCGGCACGCGAGCAGGGCGCCGAGCTCGAGAAGGACAAAGGCGCCTTCGAGCGTTTCACTGACCGGCTCAAAGAAGGCTTCGCAGGCCTGGCCGATCCGAAGAATATCGCCGGCTTCATCGGCTCCGGCATCGGCTCGATCCTCGGCGGCGACGTCACGAAAGGCCTCGGCGACATCGCCGGCCAGATCGGCGGCTCCATCGGCGGCGCCGTCGGCTCCGCCTTCGGTCCGATCGGCTCGATCATCGGGCAGCAGATCGGCAAGCTGGCCGGCAAGCTGCCGGGCCTGATCAAGGGCCTGTTTTCGAAGCCGGAGTTTAAGAAAGTCGCGAAGGACGTCGGCCGAGATCTCGGCGTCGACATCTCCGACGAGCTCGCGAAAACGATCGGCGAGCGGTCAAAGGAGCTCGGCAATCGCTTCGCCGCAGTGACGGAATCGCTGCCGGAGATCATCGCCGAGTCGGGCGTCGCGTCCGATAAGGCGCTCGGCGACTTCGTCGCTCGAGCTCGCGACAATCTCAGCCTCCTCGACAGCGGCGTGTTTACCAGCGCGGAGGCCTTCGGCAACCTCGGCGAATCGCTGGCGGTGCTGATTCCGGAGGTCGATAACCTCGGCGCCTCGGCCGAGCGGACCGATCAGATTTTCGAAGTACTCGATGCGGCGCTCGGCCAGGTGCGCACCGGCCTCGCGGACACGAAGGACGCGGCGAAGCTGCTCGGCGAAACATTCCCGCTGCTGGTCGAGCGGCTCGACGAGTTCGGAGCTCGCGGCGTCATGGGCATCCGCTCGATCATCGAACAGACGCGCGAGCTCGGCATCGAAGTCGAGGCCGTCACCGACTTCGTGCTGCAGCAGACGGGCAAGATCGTCGGCGGCGTCGACACGATCCTGTCGAGCCTCCGGAAACGGATCGACCTGCTGCCGGAGGATCTCAACTTCGCGGAGACGTTCCGCCAGGTCAAGAAGGCGGCCGCCGTCGCCGGCGTCACGGTCGGCGATGCGATCGTCAAGGGCGTCGAGGACGGCGTCCTCGATCCGAAGATCGGCGCCGCGGTCCTGTCGATCGGCACGCAGGCGCAGTTCGCCGCCGGCGCGATCGCGGTCGCGTTCTCCGAG